ATTTTCGTGGCGTACTTCACTTGTCATTTGAATTTTTTGTACATCCATATTAGAAAATTCAAATGGAAAATTTATATAAGTATCTGCACAATAATATGTTAATCCCCCAGATGTTTTTTCTTCATTAGATGTGAGTCTTACTATACCCCTACATATCATAGTTCCATCATAGAATTTTTCATATTCACCATTATCATTACTTCCACTTTCGATTATTGGATTATTATTAATTAAAACACTCTTTTTAAAATTTGTTATTAAATTACATACAAAACCTGTTTTTGTTGCCTTTTCACCCATTGCAACACCATATTCCTTATTAACTTTATCATAATATAAACTTAACGCTTTTTTTGCCACACCTAATATAAACACTTGTTTCGTAGTCCCAAATATATCAGTTAAATTAAAAGAAAATTCATATGTGCTTGATTGTTCTAAACCATTAAATAATACAATTTCAATAGTTCCTTCATAATCAGTCAGCTCAATTGATTGTGGTTGACCAGTTCCCATTGCTATTGTTAATGATTTAGTATTCAAATTATTGATAGGAGATATTTTGTATTCACAACTAACTTTTGCGTAGTTTCCACTTTCATTTATTGTTCCATCTTCATTACATCTTTTAACATTTGTATTTTTGAATGCAGGTGTGAAATAATCAACAACTATTATTTCCTGGGTCTTATCTACCGATTTTCGACCTCTTGTATCAGTTACATAACTTGTTATAGTCCTTGTACCAGATATTGTTAAAGGCTTAGTAGTAAATGGGTTAGTGTTATATATTGTTGAAAAATCACTTAATTTACTTGTATAACTTTTTATACTACTTCCACTTATACCGCTTGCAGTAATAGTGCCTTTTAATATCGATTTGTTTTTTATCCATAAATCATTTAGTACACTTGGTTTATTAGGCATAGCATCTTCTAAAACCAGCTTTGAAATAGTCGGTACATAACTGTTTGGAACTTTTAAATATACTGTTGTGTAATCGCTTGTTCCATTAGAACTTGTAGCATATACTTTAATTGAAACAATTTCGTTGCTAGGAAATTTGGATATTAAACTCGTAGAAAACGAATATGTTTTTGTTCCACCTCCTGTTAATGTTCCAATAGAATAACTCGTTCCATTAATTGAATAACTCAAAGTGTTTTTTATGGAAGAATTAGGAGCAATAATTGTAAATTTAACATCTTTCCCAAACTCAATAGGATTAGATGAAGAGGTATTATCGGTTATGCTTGAAGCTACATTCATAGTAGGCAAATTCCATGTATGAGCACATGTTTTTGTAACACCATCAATAGTTATTTTTCCTTTCAGCTTACAAGATGCATTACCTTCATTATCAACAGAAATATAAAAAGTTTTTGTTGATACATTTCTTTTTACTACTGCTTCATCATTAACATGATAACTACCAAGATTAATTGATGAAGATTGTTCACTACTACCATTAATGCTTACACCAATTGTTCCATTAACCGAATCAACCAAGTATGGATATTCAGATAAATCTGGTTTTTGTCTTACATAACATAAAACAGTTATTTTATATCTTAAATTTGACGGTTCACTTTCATACTGTAATTGAAACCTTCCCATTACATCGCCATATAAATTTGGCGTACTTGTTCCAGAACCAACATAATATGTTCCCCAATCTCCCAAATTTACTTTTGCCATAATTATTCTCCTCCCCAATATATGTCGAGATTACCATCCTCTGGTACTTCAAATATCCAAATGCCAGAATTTTCACTTCCATATTTTTGTCTTTTTATAACAGCACTTTCATTGATATACATTTGATTGTTCGATATGTAAGCGGTTTCTATTCCATCAGTTAAAAATTGTATTCTTCCAGCTAGTAATCTTAATTTTGTTTGCATCGTATTACTACCTAATAAAATATATGGACTTCCATAATATTCACTTTCAGTATCAGTTATTGTTCCATAATCTATATAAGCTTTTATTTCTTCTAAAGTTGCATTTTGATTATCGACTAAATTTTGCAACTCATCTAAACTGGCTTGTATTCCACTTTGTTGAAATAACATCTGAAATCTATCATCTGTTTGTTGCAATATAGTAGAATTTATAGTTGCCAATGTGTCATTTATAAGTTTTATATTGGTTACATTAGAATTTATTTGATTAGATATAATTTCAATTTGTGAGTTCATTTCTTCGGTTGTTGTGTATTCTTTAGCAATATCTCCTTTAACTCCATCAATATATTGATTAACTTCTGTTTTTGTTGTGTAAGTTTGAGATACTGTTAATGTTATAAAATCAATCGCCTTTTTTATCTCTGATAAACTTTGCCTATTTATTTCAGTAATATTAGGTACTAAGTAAATTTCATGATATTCTTCTTGTTGTGTTTCGGAATTTTCAATAAAATCATCTCTATCTTCCCAATCTGCTTCGGTAAAATTTTCATTATCGTTTATTGCTATTTTAGTTATTTTTCCTAACCATAAATCACCTTTTGAATAGTTTGATGGTTGCGTTAAAAATATCTTTTTATACCCATCAACAACATCGAACAATGATATAGGAACTTTTATTTGCTTCCAACTATAAGTAACTGGATTAGTAGCATTTTTAGTATACTGATAAATTGTTAAGTTATCTTTAGTCCACAAATCACTTACATGTACATTTTTTAAAATATCTGTATTCCATTCTATCGAAGGGTCATTTTCTTGATAAAACGTTTCAATTAAATCATCTACTTGGTCAACATATTGAAATTTATTTACATCAAAAATACTTTTTAATGAACTTTCTATTTCGTTTGTTGCTACTACTATTTTCCAATCAGAAATATTAAAAGAGCCAATTAATCGGCTCTTTATACATTTATATATTTTTTTATCAAGTAATAATAAACTATCTTTGTAGTACGGAGGGTTAGGATATGTATTATAGTTTTTTGGTATTTGTTCTAATTCTTCTTTTGCATCTTTATTTTTTGAACTCAATTGTTCATTTAAATATCCTAAAGTTACATAATCATTGTCATAAACCGGATTTTTTGTCATACTAACCTCCATATATTTCTTTCCACATCTCTTCTTTTTCTCTTTTAGAAAGTTTTAAACCATTGATATAATTATAAAGTTCATTTTTATGTGCCTTAACATCATAGCCACCTGCCATTTTAAATAATATAATTTTTTGCCCTTTACTATAAGGCAATTTGTTTATATATTTAAAAACATCTGTCTTTTTATTCGAAGATTTTTCTTTTATATTACTGATTTCTTTTTTTATTTCTTGATATTTTGAATAATCAAATTTACTATTTTTCAAGACATTATATTTACTTTTACTCGTCATCGCATACTTGTATTCATCATATGAAGAATAATCATTATAATCTTTCATATCAATTTTTATATTTTCGGAATTTACTATATTATTGGCCATGATATTTTTTTGGCTTACAGAGTAATTTTGCTTATTTATATAATTAAGTTTACTATCAATGCTTGTTCCCGCATTTGATAGTCCTTTTTTATAATTTCTATACTCAGAACTTGTCATATTTAAGTCTTTCATTTCTTGAATTTTATTTTTAGAAATAGTTTTATATCCACTTTCAACATATTTTTGTGCTTCCTTGCTTGAATATTGACCAAATAACATCGCTTTAATTTTACCTTTTGTACTTTCATCTGCAGAAAATCTTAAGTTACCACTTTTTGTATACGAACCGGCTGTTGGTAGTTTACCACTATACATTTGTGCACCTTTAATACTTTTTCTTATTTGACCATAACCAGTTGGTAACAACCAATAAAATGAACTTTCAATAATATCATCTTTGACGTTGGACCATTTATATTTGTTTCCATAACTATCTGTTTGATTTGTAGCTGTTTTAAAAAGTGTAGTTCCACCTTTGAATGCTTCTCCTACTGGAATTCTACCACCATTAAATATGCTTGCAAATGGCATATCATCCAAAACATCACCTAAAACTTCTGTTGCTCTTTCTCCAAAATCTTTATCATCATCATCTGGATTGAATATTTTTTTTAATAAGTCGATAGGGTCTATCATTACCGCTGAACCAGTAACCGATTTCATAAAATTATTAAACAAGTAAGACATTGCTGCCAATTGCCCAAGTTGAAATACTACAGTTGCTCCTGTTTTATTGCCACTTTGAATATCAATTTTGTTGTCATGAATTAATGATGACCATTGATTATTAACCTCTAATTGAAATTGAGTTAAAAAACCGGCTGTTTTTGAATTAAACAAAGCTGCTGTTGCTCCCTTTGACCTATCACCCATTATTCTTGCTGAAAAATCATCCGCATTTTTAATTGCCTGATTTTCGGTCATTCCTTTAGATAAATTTTCAAAATACTTACTTCTCCAAATTTGATTTGCAGTAAAGTAATCACTACCTTCCATAAATATTTGACCTGCATTACTAACTTTTTGCCATAATTTTTGAGATAAATTTTTACTTCCGAATCTACTCGTTAAAAAATCAGATTTATTCACTAAATCATCGTTATGAATTATATTATTGACACTTGATATTGTTCCTTTGATAAATGCTATTTTGTTAGTTTTAGATGCTCCTTGAATAGCACTAGCAAAATTTGTTAATGCACTTCTGACATTAAATCCAGTCATATTAGAGCCAACTTGTTTTTTTGCTGTTTCACATATTGTATAAATTTTTCTTCCGAATGTTTCTTCCACACCTCTATCTATCTTTCCTTTTTTTCCAGCTAAAGTATTGGCTTGTTCATCTAACCACGCAGCATATTTTGATAATTTATTAAACCTAATATCTTCATATCTTTGTGCTTGCTCTTGACTTGTCATAGAAGAGTAATCATCAAATCCATGTTGTGAACCATAAGTATCTCTTATAAATTTACTTAATGCTCTATAGCGTTGTATATCCTCAGTATGGTAAATTAAATCTCCTGCCCCCTCTAAATAACCATCTATTCCACTTATCGCATCATATGATGTCTTCATTCCAAATCTTTCCATAGCACTTGTAAAAAAGTTTTTACCTGGTTTAAATTGGTCTGTTAATCCGTTGATATCGGTTGGTAAAGCATCATTCATCATACTTTGTCGATTAAGAGGTAAACCATATTTACTAAACAAATCACTTAATGCTTCAAAATGTCTCATGTAATCTTTTCTTTTGTTTATTGGATTATATCCCATTTCCGTTATGATACTATTGATATTATCAATATAGGTGTCATACTTATTTCTAATCACTTTAGCTGCATTTTTAATTTTTTCTTGAACTTTTACATCAGGAAAATCTATTGCGAGTTCATAGTCACCATATGGAATTACCTCGTTATTTTTAGTTACATATTGTTTTTCTCCATATTTTTGTACTGCTTCACTTTCCTTGCTTCTTGGTTTAATTCCTAAACTTTCAATATCTTTTCTTTCATTGTTTAACCATCTAATTTTTTTGGATTCATTATGTTTTGTTTTATTTATAGTCGCATCATTAATTTTTTGACCAACTTTATATCCGAATACTTTTTCATTAAGTCTTATCGGGTCTGTTCTTGACATATCCACGGATGCTATATCTTTTCCAACTGAAATATCTTCCAAAGTTATACCCATATCTTGCAATAATTCTGCTTGAACTTGTTTTCTTGTCTTTGTCTTTTTAAAATCGTAACTACTTTCTTTTGTTGGGTCTTTTGGTATTGCTCTAGGTGCTAGTGGTGATTCTTTCTCGATATTATTTTTTGTATCACTATTAGCAAGTATCATATCTCCTTTTCTAATACTATTCATATTAGTTCTTGTTCCCGTTGCTTTAAAGTTTTTTTCTAAAAAAGTTTGCCATTTATCATTTTGTTGAGAATATTTTTTAGTCACATCTTTAAATGAAATAATGTCAGTGTCCTTTCCCGTACCTATCATTAATCCATCATATCCGAGTTTTTTTATATACTGTTCGACTCCATAATCATCGGAATACAATTCATTTCTTCGCACATCTAATTCTTTGGCCAACTCTTGTTCCCATATCTTGAAATCGTTTTGTGTCTTAAATTTTAATGGATTATTTGGTAATAAATTACTATCAATAACCATAACATCACCATATTGTTTAGCATATTTGGCATCAAGAGTTGTGTACAAGCCCAAACCATAAAAAGCACCATTAAATCCTGTATCATCACTTACACCACGATATGCTGTAATATTATTTTTATCATATTTTCTATTATAATGTAATCTTTCCATAGTTAAATTTTCTTTTAGATTTGATATATCAATTTGTTTTCCATTATTATTCTTTAGAATAGAAAAAGAACTATTCTTGTCTAGTTCTTTTATTCCATTCTCGTAGCCTGTATATGCTTTATTATTTTTTTCACTGGCTTTTCCAAAACTTTGAAAATCAGCTTCTTCAAGTGTTTCATTAGAATTTCCTCCAAATTTATTATAAACCTTTTCTGCTATTTTTTCAACAGTAGTTCGTTTTCTGTTCAATAGTGCTTCTCTATTAGGGTGCACTGGATTCTCTTTAGCACTTTCAGGAATTATATTCTTTCTTTGGATAACTGTTAAATCTTTTCTATTCTTTGTATCTGCGGCTTCTATTTCTCCTTTATTATTAACATATTGTTCATTTCCAAATAATAATGTAGTTCCTGTAGGTAATCCTTCCACATTTTGTATATAATGTTGTATTTCATGTAATACAGTTCCTCTTAAATTATTCAAATCATTAATCATTGAATTGTTTACAGTTATTTTATTTGTCTTTGAATTATAAGTGCCACTTTTGCCCTTAACATCCCTAAATTCAATACTAATATTTTTTAGTTTAGGGTACATTTCATAAAGTGTATTAGCTTCAAATATGTCTGATAAATTATATTTTGTATTGGTTTTAGGTTGCTTTTTAAATTTAGTGTATTGGTCCGAAATTTCAAATTCCCAATTACCATCCTTATCTTTAAACCACCCTGTATTTTGTCTTATTGTTTCATTATCATATTGTCCATTTAATTTTAAAGCTTTTTCATATTTATTTTTAATATCATTATATCTATCGCTTACATTGATACCATTTTGCATTCCATTAACACTTGTCATCATATATTTAGAATCATTTTGTAAATTATTCATCGCTTGTTCATTAGTTGTATTTCTATACGCTGTTTCCCATTTATTTTTTAAATCTTTTATAAACAAACTTTCTTTAGAATTGCCAGTTATTTTATTAGCTAATTCAACAATTTTATTATAAAATCTTTTGAATATATTAGGCTCTTTTAATGACAAATTATTTATAAATTCTTGATTACCAAATAATTGTCCTGATATATCAGCTAACACTTCATCAGATACTTCATTTGTATCATATACTTGCTTTAATCCCTCTAATGATTGATTAAATTCACTATTTTTGCTAGCATAATCCATTACTAATTGTTTCATACTATCTGTTTCAATAGCGTGTGTTATTTCATGTGTTAATAAAAATTCTCCTGCCCTATTTGAATTAGGATTTATTCTTATTTCTATCTCGCCATTTTCGTTTCTTATTTGTGCATTTACTGGATTACCGGATTTATTTTTTATAGTATCATCAAATATCACATTATAATCTTTGTCTTGCATTATTTTTTCTATTGTATTAAACATATTATGTGATTCAGAAGTATTGTTAAAATTATATTTTTCTGCACTTTCTCTAAATTTATTAATTTTTTGATTATTTGTTTGTTCAAATTGATACAGCGAATTTTTAATATTGTCTTGATTAAGCAGTATTTCATCACCTTTTAAGCCATTTTCAAAAGTATTTTGTTCTACTGGTGTATTTATATCATTTATTCTTAAATCGTTTATTCCTGTCGATTTATTGTTTGAATTTCGGTTGTTTCTAATTGAATGAATAGTGTTAGGCGAATCTAATACTCCTCCTATTGTAGTTCCTACTAAGCCACTTTCTAAAACATCTTTCCAATAATCTTTGTCTTTATACTGGTTTAATGCCTCACTGCCTTTATAGGTAGTTTGTAATAATGGATTAACTAAAGATGATGTTACTTCTTCTACACCTTCACCAATAGCACTTTTTGCATAGTTTTTTAATATTTCCTTTTTTGTATTACCATTTATTTGTTTTAATCCTGGTACCCCACCACTTATTTGTTCAGTTGCTAATTCAACTCCAGTACTTCCTAAACCATATAACATAGATTTTCCTATATCACCAGAATCACGATACGCCTCATTAGTTGCCCCAGAAAATGCTTTCGACCCAAGCAGTACATTACTTGCTGCTTTTTTAGCCAAATTAGTCCCTTTAACTCCACCACCAATCGCTATAGTCGGTAACATTTCACCAATTCCAGAAATAACTTTTCCTCCAAAATTATCTTGCTTTATATAACTATTTTTATCTACTTCTCTGTTCCATAAATTTTGATTTTCATTAATATAAGGATTGGTTTCGTTACCAGATACATAATTAATTAACATATTAGTTGAACTAACATCAGAAGCTTCCATTAATGTTTTAGCCCCTTCTTCATCTCCAAATAATTTTTTAACACCAGCTGCCATTATTAAAGGAGTATCCACAAATACTCCTTCCAATCCTTTCAATGCTCCTTGACCAAAATATTGTTCTATTGCTGAGGCTGTTTTTAAAACCGATTTATTTTCACTTTGTTTACTATCTTCTCCGTATATATACTTATTCAATCTGCCAGTTTTCATATCCTATACCTCAATTCCTAAAATATTTACTATTTCCTGTGTTTCCTCCAATAGGGTAAGTAGGAGTGACTTTTTTGTCATATTTATTTGCGGTAATACGGCCGCCTCCACTACTTCCACCAAATGAACCGCCTCCACTTGAAATTACGCCACTTGATTTAGAATTTGTTTTTGGAGAAGTATAATACAATTTTCCAACTTCATCGCACAATTTTTCATAATCACTTTCACTTAAATAATGATTTTCAGCCGCTTCCTCAATTTTTTTGCTTATACTTTTTCTAAATGCATTTAATCCTTCCTGTGTATAAAAAACTCCTCCGCTACCTACTTTCAATGCTTTTAATAAAGTATTATATACATTTTGATTCGATGTTTTTGGCATCTCAACTTGATTATTTATCGTATCATCAAACTCCAAACCACTATTTTGTTTTTTCAAGGTATACCATTTTTGTGCATTTGCAATAGCATCCTGTTGTTTTTGATAAGCCATTTTTTCGTTATATTGTCTTATTGCCTCTTGTCTTGCTAATTCTGCTTGTTCATTTTCATATGCTTGTTGCCTTTGTGCTAAATAACTAGCATACATAGTATTATATTGACTTAGAGCTTTATCATTAATTTCTTTTTGCAATGTTGCTAAATTATTACCATATTCATTTTCAACATTGGTTCTATTAGTGTTATAATTCAAAAGTAAAGCCTGTTTTTGCTTTTCAAGTTCTCTCATACTATCTGATTTTTGATTTAAAATATTGGTTAAATCTGTTCCATAAGAATTATTGATACTATTAACTTGACTTCCAACCACACCTTGTGTTCCTAATCCTGCTCTATTTAATGATTCTTGATTATCTTTTAAAGCCATTAATCTTGCAATATTTAATTGTTTAGCATTTTCGTTTGCTCTTCTATCAATCGTTGCCTTGTTTGTGTTTAGATTATACATATCATTTTTATTTTGCTGTTCTAATTGATTTAAACTATTTTGTTTATTAGTTACCAATTGGTCGATTAAATATTGGTTACTACTTTTAATATTATCTGAATATTTTTTTGCTTGTCTTTCTGCTTCTTTTATCCAATCATTAACTGTTGCCATATTATCACTCTCCCTTGTACCTTCCAGCTAGTACATATTCAAATCCTAATCTTTCAAAACTCATCTTTATATTTGTATTGTTTTTCATATTAAATTTAACAAACATAAATTTTTTAATTCTTTCTTTTTCACTTATAACTTTTGGAAAATCATCAGTTAAATTTTCATACAGTTTAGTTATAATTTCGCTCTCGCCATCATTCAGTTCATAACTTAAGGTTAAATTAGTTTTTATACCTGGATTTAAGAATAAATCAACTCTTTTTATTGTTTTTGCAAAATTATCGCTATTTGCATTTAAAAATGGTGTTTCCCAATATGCTTCTACAGGTTCATTTATATCTAAATATTCATTAGTAAACTCACAAATTTTTCCATCGTTAGTGCCAAAATATAATTTGTTATCCCAAGAAAAAAACACTCTAACAGGAATATTTTCCCAGTAATACCATTCGTATTGATATTGCTCAGTTTTTCCATGTTTCGGATAACTTAAATATCTACTATCTGCAATATAGACATGATTATTAAGCGCTAAATAGTATTTTCCATCTACTGCTATACCTACAGCATCTTCAAGATTAGGTTCTTTCAGTAATTTACCATTTACATAATAACTTCTTTGCATTGCATATTTTTCATTATTTATTCCACTACCAACTAAAGCGAATACTCCTTGCTCAGTTAAAGTTAATGGGTCATTTAATAAATTGACATTAGCATATTTACTAATGCAGCCAATATTTTTCGAACCATCTTTTAATGGAAATACTTCTATTTTATTTAACATATCATAACTACGATAATATATCGTATTATCAGTATCACTATGTTTTTTTTGGATTGCCAAATTGCCATCATTTAATCTATGATAATTAACTATAGGTTCTACACCTATTTCAGCTACATTATCATCTGGCCAATATAACGGATTATTTTGACCACACCAATAATCACAATTTAAAAAATTAGGATTCCCAGCAACAAATATCCTATTATTATTTTCATATCCATACAATGTAGCAATGTTACATTTATTTATCTTATCGGCATTACCAGTTTTTGTTTTTTTGAACATTACTTTTAAATTGTCTTTTCCTAATACTGGTGTTGTTCCAACATCGCAAGTAATAATACCTTTAGTTAAATCAACAGTATATTCTATGTTTTCCCATTCACCATCATCATTTAATTTTTGAACAAGTTCTATACTCTCAATGTTTGTTTCATTTAATGGAAACTTTGTAGGAATTTCATATACTGGGTTTCCATCAGTATCGGTTCCAGTTTCTACTTTTTCAACTACAAACAAATTAACTTGATAGGATGACATCAAATTTTCCTTTTCGTATTCTGTTCCTCCACCATTAGTATCTCTTGCTATTGATGTTGTGGGAATATAACCACAAGTATCTAAAAATTTAGCTTCATAGTTAGTTCCATCAAATTTCGAAAAAACAACAGTTCTTGTTCCATCAAATATAATTAAATATTTTTTAAAATATAATCCTTTTGAACGATTATCACTCATACCAGATAAAATCTGAACCGGATTGTTAAAATCACTTGTACATTGATATAATTTTGTTCCCGAATGAATTAAAAATAATGTTTCATCTTCCGTATTAATCCGCCACACTCCATTAATGCAAGTTCCTATAGTATTAATTACATCGTAACCATTTCTCGTTTCATTAAAACCATTATTATTAATTATATTTTTAGCCATTGGGCTTCTTTTTTTATCAACTTGTAATGGTGAACTCGTAAAATCTACACCTTTAAATTCTTCAATTTCAAAATAATATTTTTTTGTCTCAGTAGGTATTGAATACATTTTATTACCACCTATCCATCGTATAAATTGGAACTATTTTATTGTTAACTATGGTTTGTTCCTTATTTACTATTGCATTAATGTTGCTTACAAATTCATTCATATAGACAGTTGATAAAGTCAAATCATCATCTTTGTATAATTCTGCTGCAATATATAAAGGTATATATATTAAGCAATCTTGGTCTACATCTAACTCTTCCTTCGCTGATGTATTCGAATAAATTGTACTTGGATATGATTCGTAATATATGATTGCTTCACCATAATTATTTTCAAACTTAATTACATTCTTTGTTTCCATATTCCATTTATTATCAGTTATTACATTTTTTAAACTTTTAAATCCATATATTTTTTTACTTAAATCTATTCGTTCTTCGGTTATTTTCAAGGTATATGATTTAACAATAGGTATTAAATTATTTATATACCTTATCGCCTCATTACAGGCTTGTGGCATTGCAAATAAGTACGTTTTATATTTTTTATTAGTTTTGTATTCCTCTAATTCCGTTTCCTTTAAATTTTCGTTATTCAAAAACATCTTTTTTAAACTTTCAATCTGTATTTTTCCCCAGTTCATGGTTACCTCCTTATACAAGTTTGTGGGAGTTGCACCCACTTATACTACTAACCTGATAAAAGGGTTATTTTATACTAACCCTGCGTTTTTTAATTGTTCATACACTGGTAAAGATACTTTTGTTTCTTCACCTCTTATGATTTTTGCGTATTTTTCATTGATTCCTACGATTATTTCTTTATCTCCTGGATTTAATTCACTAATAGGAATTTTTACTTTAATAGTTTTTTCTTCTTTTTTTGTATTTTCAGTTTTATTTTTTGTATTTTCAGTTTTATTTTCAATATCTTTTACTGTCATTTTTATCTTTCCCTTCTTAAATAAAATATTAAAGGGGATTTTCATCCCCAATAATTAGGCTTGTACGCCTGTTTCAACTCTTACTAATGCTAGCGGTTGTGTGATAACTGATGTAAAGCAAGCTTTCCATCCAGCTGTAGCTCTTTGATTTAATGGGTCAGATGTACCAGCACTGCCATTTTCTTTTACAATGATTTGTGGTTTACCTGCTCCACCCTCTAAGTCAATGCACGCATATGAATTTTTTCCGTAGGCATATGCAATATGAACATCGATTTTTGATTGTGCAGTATCGGAACTATCAACTACGTTTAAATTAGTAGTTTCAAAGAATTTCATTCCATGCATCTTTCCAAGTTCACCTTTTACCATTTGTTCTGGTTTAGCATACTTAGACACATCAACCCAAGCACTATCGCTCATTAAATCATAAGCAATATCTGGGTCTACTTGCATATGATAATATCCATCAGAAAATCTTTTTGCATTTGCGTTTTTAAGTTTTCTAACAATTTTTTTAATATCATTTGCTGTTAAATATTTTGTTGATGCTGATTCTAATCCTGCACGAGTAGTCACACCACCAGCAAAATAAACATTAGTTCCACTTGAAATTGCTTTTTGAATTCTACTATCGAATAATTTTTCTGCTTGTTCTCCTAACAACTCACATGCTTCTGTCAATACTGGGTCGATTCCTGTTGTTTGAATTAAATCAGTAATTTGAACAAAATCGCCTTCTTGTGCAACTTTAGCTGTTATTGTTGAGATGCTTAAATTGTTTCCATCTGGTGTTACACCTTCTGTTAAACTTGAACTTGGTGCTGTTAAAGAGTTGAATTTTCTAAAATTAGTAGTCAATCCACTATTTTTAGGTAATTTTTTCTTCATTGCATCCTTATAAAAGTTTAATGTTGGTAATAATCTTTCGATTAATACTCTTTCATAAAAAACTTTATCTTCTGCTGATAATTGATTATGTCCTGTGACATTTGTTATTGTTTGACTTTGCGTTGCCATAGTTATTCCTCCTCTAATCCAGGTCTATAATTCTCCATTTTTAGCACGAACAACATATTTTTCAAACTCTTCTTTTGACATGTTGTTGTAATCGATGCTTACATCACTACCACTTCCCAAGCTGCCTGGTGTTGATTGGGAATTTGCAATAGTTTGTTTTGCCACTTCTACCGCTTTATTTCTAAAATTTGTTTCCATCTTTTTATAATTTTCGTATAATTCAGTTAATGGCTTTCTTTTACCATCAATGTAATCTTTAAAAGTATCATCGTTTAATAACTCTGTAAGATTAACATCAGGGTATTTAAGTGTAAAATCAGCAATATCAGTTTCTGCTTCTTTTTCCAGTTTTTGTTTTTCTTCTAGTTCTTTTCTCTCTTGTCTTTGTTTGTCGACAATATATAAAGCATAATCTGCTACTGGGTCTTTTCCTGCTGATTCCAACTCATACATATTTTGATACATTTGAATATCGGTTTCATCTTGAATTTTGGTATTTGTATATGGATTTGTTTTTCCTACAAATGCCTCTAATCTACCCTTTCTATATGCTTCTTTTACTTTTGCTTCCGTTTCTGCTTCGGCTTTTCTTCTTGCTTGTGCATATTTTGAATTTTCCTCTTCACTTTGCTTTTTTTCTTCTGATTTAGGTTCTTCCGGTTTCTCCTTATCAGAATTATCCGTGAATTCTAATTCTTGCTCATTTGTTTCAACGTTTTCTTCCGGTGTTGATTCTGTTATGTCAGTTCCTTCCGTAGTTAGTTCAGCGACATCTAACTTTTTTTCGCTTTCTTCCATAATTTCCTCCTTGGATTTTTGCGCTATTACCTGCGAAATATTTTGTTTCTTTTTATGGTCTAACAATTAAAGACCAAAATAAAAGCACTATAATTGTGCTGATATTCCATTATTTGGTACAATTCCTTGAGCTAATAATTGTTGCTCCAATCTTGCTTGTTCTATTTTCTTTTGTTCTCTCATCTTTTTTAATTTACTTTTGAATGTCATTATACTATCAGGGTATAAATCAATATATTCATCCGTGTCAATATCACCGGCGGTTTTCAAAGTATCAAGCAAACTAACCGTTAAGCTTTCGCTATATACTCCACCTGCTCCTACCTCAACACTTAGACTGAAATCTATGTCTTGATAATTTTGGCCATTTAAAGATGATACATATCTTTGTCCTTCTTCTTCATAACTAAATAATCTACCATCGTTGTAATAATATTTAAAAAATTGTTCTAAAATTTTCCCTATTTTTTCATAAGAACGATAAAATTTTCTTTGATACATTTCTATTGGCTTTTTTGCTTGATTTTGTAGTGCTATTATCGCACTAGCCGCCATATTTGCCCCCATAACTTCACCATTAGTAACTTCCGTTGAACCTGTTGTAGTTCTGGTTAAATCTATAATAGTATTAGTTAATGTTAATGCTTGTCCATTAAATCCAGGGGTATCCATATATTTAACACCCCAGCTACTTCCTTGTGTTGTATCTGTTATTATTTCTCCAGGTTCATTTGTAATCATTTGTTTTGCTAACGCATTTACCTTTTGAATTATCTTAGGCCATCCTGTATTTTGCACCGATAAAAGCATCATTCCCAAACTGAAATTAACTGATTTATTGTTTTGAATTGCTTGTTTTACCTCACCAATGCCATAAATACTATTTTTTCTATTTTTATGATTTCCTACTACTATTGGATATAATTGTTTTCTAAAATATCCATAATTATTAATAGTATCTGGTTCATTTACCTCCTGTTCATCTACTTCACCATCTATTTTTATAGATTTTAAATCAGGTTCCCACATTGTCGGTTTTTGAATATAATGATATTTTGTCGATTTTTCCCAAACTACTTTGCCATTTTGCCTCGAATATTTAGTCAATATTGTGCATAGTGTTAAAGAATTTGTCGAATCTTCATCTAATTCGTTATCTCCCTTAATCTCATCATAATTTGTAACACCATTTCTCTTTGCTAATTGCTTAACACTTTCCAATGGTTCAGCACTAGCAATAATAATATATTTTTGTTTTTGCTCATCTTTTTCCATCGGATTTGCAAATATTACATTTTTTGGATGTATTATATCTCCTCTTACTCCTCCTACATATGGTGTTTGCATACCTCCGCTTATGGTTGTATCCCAGTAATAATGATAAATATATGTTCCCAATTGTACCGAATTATCTTGAGCCAAATCATCTAATTCATTTTGTTTAAGTTCTTTAATTATATTATCAGCAAACTTTGTAAATATGTTTGCTCCTTCTTCGGCTCTTTGCAAATAATCGCCAAACATTTCTGATGGCTTAAAAATCATTTTAATATTACCACTTAATATTCCGGATTTTTTATTATCACATATCATAGAACATAAATTAACAACAGGTCTTGGCATATTTTTTGTTTTAGGTGTTGGTTGTGGCCAATGGTCACCCTCATAAAATTTCTCGCATTCTTCCCATTCATCAGTTAACTTGACTTTTTTTAGATATTCTCTGCCTTTTATAAATTCATCCCATATTTTTGTTGGTTCTCTTGATGTATTCATTATTAGTCACCTTTCTTTCCATTTAACCATTCATCAATGATTTCATTTGCATTATTTTTAGATTCTTCATTTTTTGTTAAATCATTAACTTTTAAATCATTTTGATTATATATATTCATTTTTTTTAAAATAAAAGGCATTGCAATTCCAAAAGCAAAACCTATAATAAATATAAATACTAAAATCACTCCAGTTATCATTATTTCACCATCCTATCAATTCATCGTTTTCAATATCATCTGTTTGTAATGCAAAAGGTAGAGATGTTTCTTTTTTATCTTCCTCTTCGATTATTGAGTATTTTTGTTGTGTTCTTATGTAATATGTTATTGCTAGTCCCATAATTAAGTCATCATGTGTTCCATTTCTTGCTTCTGGTCTGCCTTTTTCATTTCTTACAAATGTTAAAGCCTCTTCCAATGTTTCTTTATCATTTATCCATTCAGGATTATCTCTAAAAACCTCTTTTAATATACTTAATATAATCGGTCTTGTCATTTTCGTAGTTTTAAATCCAAATTTATTTTGTATATCTTCATTTATGTCATCCTCAACATTTCTCATGTATAATTTAGGATATCGATATTCCTTTAGTTTTTTAACTGGATATGTACTAAAATTTATTTCTAGTCCAACAAGTGCTTTATTATAATACATGCCTAAACAATATATTTGTCTTGCATATTCATCTTCATCAAATTGCTGCCTTAATACTGCAACCTGTGTACCATTTAAATTATCTATTACATGACCTGTAAAATAATCTTCTCCATCCTCTGCGGTATCGCCTCCAAGCACATACGGATGACCTTTTTTTACATCTTCATATATTTTTATATATCCATTAATGTCATCTATCCATTTTATATCAGATATTTTATTATATTTACATTTATAATCAAAATATCCTACCTTAATCGGTTTTTTAATTTCTTGTAATCTTTTATTAATATTTCTAGCGTTAAAAAAGGTTTTCCCTAACACTCCCCATTGACCTAAACAATAAACTATATAATAATATTCATCGGTATATTTAAAATCTTCTAACGCTTTTATATCATCATCCGATAAGAATTTATTATCCTTATAAGTACTAAAACACACTGTAGCTAATTTACTATCAATAAAATGTTTTTTTATCCAATGATTAATATCTATTGGGTTGAAAGATAAAACCATTTGTTTTTTACTTTTTCCTCCACGCATACGAACTTTTAATTGATTAATTGCTGCTTCTTCACACTCTGTAGCTTCCTCTACCCACACATCGGTTAATTCACCATTTTCAAATGTGATTGATTTCAATTTTTCTGGGTCATCTAATCCACTAAATGCTATTTCATTCCCGTTTTGACATTTTATTATCATGCTACTTTTATTTATTGTAAATAAATCTGATAATTTCCAGTCTTTTATTATTTGTTTAAATAATGCAAATGTTGATTTTCTATTTGTATCAGCTGTTTGTCTTACTACTAACAAATTCATTTTTTGTTTAAGACATTTATATATATATCTTTCGACAATAAAGTAACTTTTCCCTGATGAACCACCACCATAGAATAACAAGTATCTATCCATATTATTCAAGTACGGAAAGTATTTATCATTAAAGACTTCTTTTTTGATATTAATTTTAATCTTCACTGATACCAACTTCTATTGTTACATCTAAATCACCTTTTACTTTAGTTACATATTGTCCATCCATTTTGTTTAAGATATCAAGTGCTTTTAACTTATCTGTCATGTATGGTTCATACTCTTTTATTTCATTATCACATTCTTGTTTTATTTTAACTTCTCCATTTATAACTTTGGTTAGCCATATCTGTCGTTCTTTAGCACTCATAATAGTTTCATCTTTTAATTCATTTAAGAGTTCTTCGTACCTTACCTGCACCTTACTGGAATTAAACAACTCACAAGCCCTGACATCTATAACTTCCGCTTTATACTTAGCACTATAAGCGTTTTTATATGCTTCTCTTTGGCTCATGCCTTTTACTATGTTTTGAATGAATTTTTCTTGTTTTATTGTAAGCATATGGTATCACCTCTTTTTCTTTAAATCTTCTTCACACTGTCTGTTTCTAGGACAATTCTTACATCTGTATTTGAAACAATAATATAAATTATCTTTGTTCTTTTTCTCTTTCATATTTTTCTTTTTGCTCTAATATACTTTCAGTTATTACTGCTCCAAATATTATTAAAAATATTATTAATACTATTGCTTTTGCTATTATCTCCATTAATCCACCTCTTCTATAAATTTGGATATATTAAATCTATTGTTAACTTTTAACCTCTTAATTTCAATTTTTGTGCCATTTTCTCGTAAATAATCTATCGGTATTGATTTCCTACTGGTTTTGTCATAAAACTCTTTGAGTTTGTTTATTTCTATAAAATAGCACTCTATTAACTCACTAAATTCAATAACTAAACCACATATTGTATTTATATACTTACTCGCTTTTAATAAATCTTCTATTTGATGTTGTTTTATATTACTAAAAGGTAAGTTTTTTGCTTTTGTTGATTTTAGTTCTAATAAATACATTCTTTTTCCATCATACATGAGACTATCACATATATTTGTTTGTTGAAACCTTACTTTATCGTTTCCACCCCAACTTGATGAACCATCTCTAAATCTGTAGTAGAATATATTATCTGGCACACTCTTTTTAAAGTTTTGTTCAAATCTTTTTCCTAAATTCATGACTATCACTTCCACAAAAAAGGAACTATCTCTAGTTCCAAAAAATGAAAAAAATGGTTTACATAGTACTCTAATAAGTACCATATCAAGTAAATATAAAGGTTTCTAAATTAAACATCACGCTCAGTTTAATTCGTTGCGTTAGACCAAGTGCTTCAATTAACCTTTGACTCGGTGTTATTGTTTATATATTTACTCAATATGCTACTTACTAAAGATAGTAGCATTACTACGAGTTTTTTTATTTGGATAGTCTTGGAACAGCTTACCAGTTCTATTCCTCACGGCGTACGGACATATTAAACTCGATTGCAAAACTGCACCGGTAGCCTATGTTTTTATATTAGTAAAGATTATATCACACCTGCAGATGAACATAACATTTACTAACAAAGGATACTTTCAACCTTGTATCTTTAATAGATACTGTCTAATGATATAGATAGGAATCGAACCTATCACAGCATGCTTTAAACGTTAGTTCTCCAACTATATATCACTAGACACTACCTACTAGAGATAGCATGACCTTTTCATATTAGTATGAAATACTGACAGTTACCAAACTGACAATTACCCAAACTCATTCAACCTAACTTCGTTGTGCTTGGTCTAGCAAGGTGAGGTTGTTTTACCTAGTGCTTTTTTTATAAACACCATAGAATAGATATTAAATGCAATTTTAGGGTGTTAATAGGTTAATTGCAAAACTTTAACAGAGCCCTTATTATATCTACTCTATGCTATCTATAAAAGATAGCATTCGTGGTAATTTTGGTACTATTTTAAGTACCTACAAGTTATAGAAAGGGGGTAGTGAGTTTTTATTAATTCCTCACTATTCACATTATAAATCAAGTTTTGTCTAATTTTGTCTAATTTTAATTTTTTTTGATTTTTCTTCAATTTCTTTTAAAATATTGTATACTTGAGCTCTTGAATACCCGACCAATCTATAAAATTTGTTTACAGGTAATCTATCAATGTATCTGTACACATATATCTTGTCCAATACATCTTTACTTTCTCTTAAATCTAATAGTTTAAGTTTTAGTCTATATGCTAATACATCAGCTAAATTTCTTCTTACCTCTATTTCTTTATCAATTTCAGACATTTTAATTGTGTATGTCAGGAATTTATCTTTTAATGTGTTGTTCTTTGAGATAGAGTTATCTGCTTTACTTCCACCAGGTAATATTGAATAAGCATATAACGCTTTCTTTTCTAGTGCTTTATCATATTCTTTTTTAGCATCTTTATGTTCTTTTTTGATTTCTTCATATTCAACGAATAGTTCTTTCATTCAAACCTCCTATTTATTCCTTAAATAGTTTGCTAGCTCTTTATCATATTCACTCAATGCCATGAGTGCATTTTGATAATTACTATAATAAATTAATTTTTCTTTTTTTAATTGCCTAGTACGAATCATTAAACCTATTATAATTGATATTAAAATAATTACTATATTTGTTTCTGACACTACTTGTCACCAACCTTATAACTCATTTGTTCAAATTGTTCTTTAGTTAATACTTTATCTATTTGATAATCAACTAATGTGACAGTTTGTCCTTGTTTATTTTTAGAATAAGTAAATACATAATCTTTATATATTTTCCAGCATTGATATATTTTACCATCTCTGCCTAAAATAATATCTTTTGATTTTATTAAATCAGTTATGTTATA